CACTGTGACGGAAACAAATAACGAATCGGTTCAAACATTAACATTGAAAGAATCGGAGATCAACAATTTCGTTAACAAATTAACATCGAGTGGATGGCTATTACGCCAGTTGTTATAATATGATTCTGGAATGCTCTGGGTTTGGCAAAAGACAAACAAAAATATTGAACGAGGCTGTTCCTTTCTTCGTTCAAAAGTTAATAGGTTATAGGACACAAAGCGTTCTGGAATTATCTTTTGTCCGTACTGACATGGAAGAATGTGGCATGTGCGAGTACGAATATAGTAATCTTAGTCCCAGATCGTTTATTATAGAGATAGGTAAAAAAGTTAAAGGGGACGAATTTATTAAAACTATTGCCCACGAATTGGTTCATGTAAAGCAATATGTGAAAGGAGAGTTGAAAGAAAGATACACTCCTCGCAGCCATCTTCTTTGGCACAACAAGGTAGTAGAAGTAACAGAGGACAGCTATTACAGTGCACCATGGGAAATTGAAGCACGTGAATTAGAACAAAAATTATTTCTTTTATTTGTGAATAGGATCAATTGAAAATGACAGTACTTAGTATTACAGACGCACAAGCAGTAAACGACAATGTTGGATTCTCATTGAGTTCAAGTAGCAACGGTGTTCAGGTTGATGAGGTCTCGAGGAATGCAATGGGCGGTACCGAGCTAATGAAGTACGGTCTGTACGATCGTTTGCCTGCTGACATAAGGGACAAGGTACAGATTATATGTTCGCGGGTTAGAGATATCGATCCCGATAGACCATCAATACTGTGGTTACATGATTTGTTTGATGATCCCGAGTCAATGCACTTGCGAGATCCTGAGCTTAGAAAAAGATTTGACAAATTAGTATTCGTTTCCAACTGGCAATTTAGTACATACAATTTGTCTATGCGCGTTCCATATTCTGAATCTATCGTTCTACGAAATGCGATCGATCCAATTCCAAACCATGTAAAGCCACGCAATGGTACAATTAATCTTATATACCACACAACACCTCACCGAGGTCTGGAAATACTTGTACCAGCATTTGAAGCGTTGCAAGAGCATTATAAGAACATTCATCTGGACGTGTATTCCTCTTTTGAAGCATATGGCTGGCCGCAGCGTGATGAACCTTACAAAGATTTGTTTGAACGGATCAAAGCTAACCCACAAATGACATATCATGGATATAAACCAAACAGTGAGATACGCGAAGCACTCAAGAAGGCTCATATCTTTGCATATCCTTCAATATGGCAGGAAACATCGTGTATAGCAGCTATAGAGGCTATGTCGGCGGGCTGTGCTGTGGTATGTCCAAACTATGCTGCTTTGCCGGAAACAACGTCAAACTTTGCGTTTGATTACCAGTATCACGAAGACGTCAATACTCATGCTAATGTCTTTGCTAACGCTCTTGCCTATGTAATCGGAGTAGTAGAGAAAAACAGTACAGACTTGCAGACAAGGTTTGCTGTTCAAAAGAATTATATCGACACGTTCTATAACTGGGACAAGAGAGTAGCTGAGTGGGAGGTACTGATTCGTGGAATCCTTGCAAACAAAAAAGCCTAAGAAGATTAAAACACGAAGAGTGAAGACAGAAGAAGAAAAGATGGCAGCAAGAGAGCGTCTAGCTGCTGCCAGAGAAAAACGTCTTAAGAACAATCCTCCGGAATATAAAAATGTTCATGCCGATGTGCTTGGTCTTGAGGCTGAGCACCCCTGGAGCTATAAAAATGTCAGACAGTACATTAAACACCAGAGGGAGATATTGGCTCAGCAAGCACGTGACTTCAAACGCGGAGTAACCACGTCAGAAGCAGCAGTAATATCGACTCAGTGCTACATTAACAATATGGAAACGTATCTCAAAACCAATGTGTGGTTGGACATGTATTGGGGAGAGAACCGCAACAACAAGGTTGGACATGTGTGTGAAACACCATCATACCATCATAGCGGCAGGCACGAAGGTCTTATAAAAAGGACACCAGGTGTGTTCTATCGGGATACAGGAATGGTACATAAGGAAGATTACACTTGTGAAGATTGACATAAATAAAATTATGTCAAATATAATCAACTTTCCTCTCGATAGAATCACACCGCCTTCTCCGTGGAGTCTTTCTGCGGCTGAACGACATGACCTTGCCGAACACTATGTTGATATATACACGGAAGTAATATTTGAAAATTTGCATGCTCAAGGTTTCGACATAGAGAGCGATATGCTTACCAATGATATCATCCTTGCTATGGAAATATTGAAATCTGGTATCTTGAGAGAACTAGATCTTGAGCATCCCCTTCAAACAATTCAAGATAAACTTCACGATCTTTTAGAGTAAACCGTTGCCTTTTTGGTGAATAAGTAGTACAATTACTATACTATAATATGGAGCAACGTTATGATTCTCGTCGATTTCAATCAAGTCGTCATTAGTAATTTTCTAATGCAGGTTGGTTCTCACACCAACATTCCTCTCGAAGAAAGTATGCTTCGGCATATGATTCTAAACACAATACGAGGTTACAGACAAAAGTTTGCCAATGAATATGGCGAGCTGGTAATTTGCTGTGACAATAAAAAGTATTGGCGCAAGCAAGTATTCCCTTTCTACAAAGCTGGTCGTAAAAAAGACAGACAATCATCGGGGATTGACTGGACTACGTTGTTCAGTATTTTGGACAAAGTAAGGCAAGAGTTGATAGATGTGTTCCCTTACAAGACCATTAATGTGGAAGGCGCTGAGGCAGACGATATCATTGGTACAATCGCCATGAACATGACGGACGAGCCGATATTAATTGTGTCAAGTGATAAAGATTTCATTCAACTACATACTAATCGTAATGTTAAACAATACAGTCCTTTGATGAAGAAATTAATACGTCATGAGAATCCAGATATATATTTGAAAGAGCACATTATAAAAGGTGATAGAGGAGATGGTATACCCAATATTAACTCACCAGATGGTGTTTTTGTTGATGGTGGCCGTCAGAAGCCTGTGAAAAAACAGTTAATCGACTCGTTGAAAGATTTGGATATCGATTATGTTCCTCAGTATATGACGTTGACAGACGATGAGCTTAAACGAAATTGGATGCGAAATAGACAGCTGATAGATCTTTCTATGATACCAAATGATATTCAAAGTGCAGTAATGGATACATACAATAACTATAAGACCAACGATAGAAGTAAATTATTGAACTTTTTTATAGAAAAGAGACTTAACAACTTAATGTCAAACATAGGTGAATTTTAATGAATCTTAGTGTTTATGAAATGCTAGAAAGTGTAGAAAAACAAGATACCAAGCAGAAAAAAATCGACATGCTTCGAAGCTATTCCAATGTGCAGGCATTGATGACTGTTCTTGAACTTGCGTTGGATGAGGGATGGGTGTGGTTGTTGCCAGAAACTAATCCTCCATACAACCCAACTCCTAGAGAAGCAGACGTACAGCAAGTTCTTAAGGCTGATTACAGACGCCTGCAATACTTGGTCAACACGCCTGAAGGACTGCAAGTTAAGCCGATGCGCAGAGAAATGATGTTTATTGAGATGCTTGAATCTGTCGATCCCAGTGATGCTAAACTACTTGTCGCTGCTAAAAACAAAAAGTTACCTTTCAAATCGATAACTAAAAAACTTGTTATGGAAACATTTCCGGAAGGAACTGAAGGCTGGAAGTAATGAGCACTGCATTTATTATTGGTAACGGTTTGTCCAGACAAGGGTTCGATCTCAATCAACTTAGACCATATGGTAAAATATATGGTTGTAATGCTTTGTATAGAGATTTCGAACCCGATTACTTAATTGCAATTGACGAGGAAATTACAAAGGAAATTCGAGCCAGTAATTTTCCCAAAGAAAAATTTATAATCCCTTCATTCGAAGAGCAATTTGAACATCCCGAGTTCAATCCTTTCACCCGTTTGAGATCCAATGCTGGAATGAATGCTATGATTGAGGCATTGCGCCATGGTCACCGAGAACTCATTTGTATTGGATTCGATTTCATTATACAGAATGATATCGCTGTTTCAAACATATACGAAGGAACGAATGCGTACGGGTTGAAAACAAAAACATCATTGGAAGATGGTATAAGGAGATCTTTGTACATAAACTGGTTTGCGAAAAAAAATAACGTAGCTCAGTTTAAACTAATCTTGCCTCGGATTGACAATCTCAGAGTTCATCCTCTTTCTTCTACAAA